CCAATAACATACGAGATAATCCTGCTCGTTTCAAAATTTTGTACATAAATAGATTGTTCAATAATCGCATTCTTAGGTCTGTACTCCTTAATTATCTCATTCAAGCCAGTATCAATAGCTTTGAATTTAAGTGAAACATCTTTATCTTTTCTATAATCAATTTTACCATTCGCTACGAGATCAATCTTGTCTAGGGTTACATCATAAATAACCCAAGCAAGAGAATGCGAGGATGGGTCTATAGCAACAATTCGCTCAGATTTAATTGATGAAACAAGTGATCTTACACTCACTCCATACCACGCCTAACATTGTCTTCTGACCAGCCCCAAGAGACAAGTCTTTTTACATAGCGCTCTCTTTTACAAGATTCACAAATGGTTTCTTTATTATACCTTGATAAAACAGTTTTACAATTTTTTGTCTTACAAGTTCTTTTTTTATTTTTATTAGCTTTTTTTTCATAATAGCTTGCCAATAAATTTCTATTTGTTACAATCTTTCTACATTCTGCGGAACAGTAGATGGCATTGTAAACTTTTGCACAGAATTCTTTTCCGCACTCTTCGTATGCACAAATCCTATGCTCGTCACTAGCCATCTACCCGTTCACATAAATTAAATCTAGAAGGGCTCTTCCCCTTTTCCTTCATAATCCTGTACTCCTTCTGCCCAGCAGAGAGCAGCCAAATCACAAGAGTTACAGTTAGCCGATGTCCTCTTGTAAGGCTGGACAGGAATTTCTTGACTCAAATACGAGCCATAGAACTTCCTATACTTTTTAAATAGTTTGTCAATAAAAGGTTGATCCCTCTCAATAAAGATAGGGAGAATCTCTTGATTGTTTTTGTTTTCGTAAATTACAAAGCCAGAATCTAGGTTCAGGCATTCCATGTAAATCTGGGCTTGTCGGTAATGTTCATCTTTTGGCTTATTATGTAATTGTCTATAGTGAAAACCTTCTTGACTGATTGATTTCAGCTCAATTAGTTTTTCACCATACCAATTAATTATACCATCCGCAGTACCTTCAATTGGTGGATCTGTATGAGTTACCTTAATTTCTTCAGCAATTAGAATACCCATATCCCTGAGATAACTATAGAGTCTTTCATGAACAGCATGTCCATTATCAAAAATACGATATGTCTGAGAGCTAAATGAAGGTGTTACATTTGCCCCTTCAAACATGTAATACCAATACCTAGCGCACTGATTAGTGTAACTAGGGTGGAAACCATTGACTTTCTTAAAGTTTGTTGTATTTCTAAGAGCAAGATGATCATTGATAGCCTCAACTAAATCCTTCATCACAACTTCACCACCTTCGGGAGCTACCGCTTTTGGTGTTCTTAATTGCTTTAGTGCCTTCATTTAATTTACTCCTTTTGCTGCCAGTTTTAAGGCATTGATGTTTTCAGTTAGTGCTTCGTACATTGTTTTCCAAATATCATTAACAAACTTATCTTGTTCGCTCATAATAGTAGATCTTCTTTTAAAGGCTTGTGATTTCACAATCATAAGCGTTCTATACCCAGCCAAGATGTTTGCATACTTGATAGCTTGCATACCAATATAATCTTGTGGATTCTCAATAATGTCTTGGACAATACCCAAGCATTTAATAAACTCTTCTGACTTATCACCCATTTGCGCTGCAAGAACTTCAGGGTCAACAATAATATCTGGCATTAAATATCCTTTCTTAGATCCTCTGTTTTAACTAAAGCTTGATACGGTGGATAGACTTTTGCAATCCCAACAAACCAAAATATAAGATTTACACCAATAGCGAATTCATCATGATCAAGGTTTATACCAAGACTCTTGTGACCAGATAGTTTATCGCAACAAAATTTAAGCTTCATATTCACTTCCTTTAATTAAATCCTGGAATACTTCCCAGTCAATTATAGCGACCTTTGACTCAGAGTTCTCTCCGAAAACAACAGAAATACATGGATATTTATAGTTTGCATTCCATGCATCTTTTCTCATCTTAGTCCAAGCTTTGAGGGTTAGCGTAAAAGTTTTTTCATTATGCTTATAATCAACCAAAAACTTATGAAGAGAAGCATCCCCTTTCCTAAGCCCCCGACCCGAATTCTTGACAGCCTTGGCGTTGTCACGCTTGATCTCTTCCTTCTCTGTTCTCTTCACCTAATTCTTCTTTCAGACGATTACGATCTGCTCTCATCAAGATGTATTGTACACGAATAGCAAGCAGTTTGCTTTCAGTTTCTCTAAGCTTTTTTTCTAATCTAGAGACATCTTTGATTAATTTCTTTTTTGATACAACCATAGGTAGTTATAGGATCTCATAACTACTGTAATCGTGCAATAATTATCGGTTATCTCCTGAACCCTGGATTTTACCACGATTCATCCGATCCTCTAGCTTATCTATATTTCTCATAGCAACATAGCCAAGAGTAATTCCTAATTCATCTGCAACCATTGCGCAATACCACAACACATCACCAAGCTCATCTACGAGCTGCTCATGACGGTCTGGAGAAATAATGCTCTGATCGTCACGGAGTACCTTTTTAACCTTCCCAGCGACCTCACCAGCCTCTGATACGAGCCCCAGAGAGGTGTATAGGAGCCCCTGTAAGCCCTCTTTAGGGTAAATGGCGGTCTTTGCCGCACGAAACTGATAATTATTAAAATCCATACTATCCATTATAGCCTCCTAAATATTTTGTAATCTCTTGATCGGTTGGTTTTCTAAAATTAGGATTTCTAATTAAAGAATTATACTCATCATCGGAAACCTTTTGTATCGGCTTCTCTCTTGAGAATTTTACATCATTGCCTGTGCTATATCCAGCCCCGCTTTGAAAATATATGTACTTATCCCTGACTACGCCCTCAATTGGTTCAAACATACTTATTCCAACACGCTTAATTAAAGACTTAAGCATCTTGTCACACTGAGACTGCCAGTTGTATTCTTTAATGACCTTAGGAGCCTGCTTATAATAGTAATCACACTGAGCGTCAAAATTATCAACCGCATTCTTCATCAACTCAACGGTTGAGTCAAAGTCTGGAAGAATAACATCACCAGTGTGATAACCAGAGTGTTGTGTTTTACCAAGCGTTGATTCAATAATATTGTCACCAAGATATTTTTCATACGAACACCATCTACTTGTTGAAATGGTAGGCATACCTGTTGCTAATGCCTGGAGAGGTATTAGCCCGAACCCTTCACCCTCTGTTGGGTATACCAAGATGTCATGATCGTGATATAGCTGAACCATCTCTTCTTGCGTAATAGTTTTGAATATCTTTTTAACATTGCTCTCAGCAGGTTGATTAAACAGACTCATGACGCTATAACCATCTGGGCTTCCATCGCCGTGATACTTTAATGTAAGCTCAACATCATCATTACCCTTGAATAGTTTAAGAAAGGCTGCTTCAACAAGGTCAGCTCTCTTGCGAGCACTATCGGAGTCAACATGAAGGAATCTAATCTTTCCCCGATTCCCTCTTTTAAAAGGTGTCCACATATCATCAACGCCTAATTCAAAGATATATGTAGGAGTGTCAACACCAGAGTTAGCAACTGCATCTGCAGAGAACTGATTACCTACCCAGATTTCATCAAATGTTTTCATGGTGGGAATCCACCACTCCCAAGCTTTGGTCGCTTCTAGGTATGTACCATTAATCTTGTACTGATGGTCATGATGTTTTTTAAATCCAGGCTGACGAAAATCCTGACCAGTTATATGGTGATGCCATTCTGGTTCCATATAAAACATCTGAACCTGTGCAGACGGATCGTTATCAACGACCTGCATTTGCTTACCATAGTAGGTGAACTGATTAAAGTGCTTTACAATGTTGTTATATCCATAGGAATAGCCGAATATACCGTTTGCATCTTTAATATGCTGATCAGTATGGATTGAAAATATCATGCATTAATGAGCTTGAGGATATCCTTTGACTGTTTGGCAGTCAATTCAATTGAGCCCATACCATTCCATTTACTCTCTTCATAGTTATACCAGGCACCCTTGCGTTGAATAATATCCATCTCAATGGCAATATCAATAATCTCACGCTCTTGGTCAATTCTTCCCTCTTGTGGCAGAACATAATAATATCCCGTTGCCCCGATGGTAGGAATTTGCTTTGTCTTTTCAACAGTCCAAGTCGCTCGTTGCGAGGTGATCATGTTATTCTCCTCACGCTCCATTTCGCCCTTTGACATTGAGAGAAACAGCTTGACGATGTTGTGCATGTTATGGTGAACCGTATTGCCCATCTTGGCTTTCGTGATAGCAAACATTCCGCTCAAGTCAACTGTTTGGTGAGCAACAAACAACATGATGTTGCGTTCCTTATGGAGATAGTTCACCAGCTTCTGCAGTAGGTAGCCCTGCGAGCGTGACTGTAAGCCCATTGCTTTACCACCTTCAGGCTTATCATAGAACTCTTCCTTGATGATGTTAGACAGTGAGTCAAACAAGAAGATATGTTTCTCCTTATCATCCGTCAGATATCCGATCAGATTCTTCATGATGTCTTCTACAATCGTTGATTGAATGATTACAACATCTTCAATGTTAATCCCGCACTTGGCAGCATACTCATCATTATAAGATGACTCCGAGTCAATGATGACGGGGCGATACCCAAGCTTTTGCGCTTCGGCAATAATCCGAAAACACATAGTCGTTTTACCCACCGATGGCGTACCCCAAAACAAGTGAGTCGCACCAGTATTAAGTCCGCCACCTAAAGCCCGATTCAAACCGATGCTGGGAGTTGGAATAACATCATGGATGGGCATTGTGTGCCCTTTACGCTTATCTACAATTAACATATTTCTCCTTTATTGAAACATTCTATCTAGAATTCTTGATTTAATAATCGTTGTTGATATATGTTCACTATAAGGAACAAAGATTACTTTAATGTTGTGTTCGTCAAGCCATTCTTGGGTAAAGTCCATTTGTTTAAAATAGTCTTTGGTTTCCCAATCTGAGCCGACAACAATGACATCCGCTTTTGACTCTAGGATAGCAGGTTTTGAGTCAGCCCCGCCCGTGTTGATGATAACTTTATCCACCCATTTACAGGAAGATACGACTTCCATTCTTTCAAACAACTCACAAATTGGCGGTTCTTTATACTGAGCGCAGAACTCACTTGGGTTAACTGACACCACTACTTGACCATCAACGCCAGCTATTTTCTTACATCTCTCTAGTAATCTACTATGACCCGAATGAAATAGATCAAATGTTCCACCTGTATATACAATCATTTCTTCTCCAATGAAGCGCTAACGAAATTCCATTTATTTGCATTATAAAAAGTAAATCTCTCAACACTATTAGCATCAGCTAGTGCATCTGAGTATTCAAACATAACCCGATCAAAATCCCTAAATTCAAAATGATTAGTATCATTAACCAAAACTGTTGGAGTACTTGGAATACTAACTGTCTTGCAGTTGATACCAGCCCAAGCCAAAACATTTCTAGAATCCAAGTGCTTTACTCCTGTTCTAAAGTCCATAGCATCCCTTCTCCATACATTCATACTTGCCAATGTCGCAGCAATTAAAAATGATTTATCATTAAGTGTAGTTATCAACCCAGACATTGTACCAGAAAACCCAGGTGTTACTTCACCAGAATATGGTGCAAATTGCATTATGCGATCTGTGCCATCAAGCATTGATAAAATAGTATTTATAGCCCCTGGTAGGATAATGTCATCATCACCTACAACCCATACATATTCTCCATCACCAGCTGTGATTCCATGTAA